CCCCCCATTTTCCAGGCCCTGCTTAGGCGGATTAACGCCGGCCACCGCCGGGCGGCCCATTACCGAAATCAATTCCTTGAAGGCATCGAACCATTTGCATTTGAGCTCACCAGACCAGGCCTCGTTAAAAGTGGGGAATTTCTCTAAAAGGTTCTCTTCCCAGTTCGGCCACTTGCCAGATGCTTGGGCCGCGGTTGCCTCTTTTCCCGGCCCCGGTGGCGCAGCATTTATTCTCTGCCGTCGGGCCTCGTTCTTGGCCTTTTTTAATTGTGAAGAAGCCCGACCTCTTTCCTGGAGGCAGATCAGGCACCTCCCCACGTAGTTCCCTCTTTTTGATAGCTTCTGCGGCTGGTCCGGATGCTTGGGGCAGCGCGGGATTTCAGAATCATCGCCTTTCTGAACCAGGGAGACTGCCGGCAAATCCGAGCCATCCCCCGAAGTGGCGGTTTTGAGGCAGAGATCGCAGACTCCGATAGGCAGGCCATTATAGTCCTTCTTTTGAGGCCGGCCGGGATGGTTCGGGCACATGACTACCTCAATCTTTTTTGCAGGCTTCATCTCGTTATCGAACCTCGTATCACGGGTATGACCTTTTAAAAAATCCTGACGCTTTTCACATTCGGGAGCGCAATCATAATTGACCTGGCGCTCCGGGCAGCCCTCACAGGGGCTGCGCAGGTGGGCTATCATCTGGCCGAAAGATTTCATGCCTTTGCTCTTCCTCCCGCCATCAGCACCATCATCACCAGCACAAAAGCCCCCACCGCCAGGATCGGGGAGAGGACGATAAAGAGGGTTTGGCCGGGGGTGATGGGGGTCATTCTAAAATTTCCTTGATTTGCCGCAACCTCTCCAATTCCTTGCCGGTCCCCCTGGGATGGACCTCTTGCTTGAACATTTCCGCCCACTCCCGTAGAATCCGGTCATTTTTCATACAGACAGAGAGGATAATGGCCCGCCAGAGATAGGCATGGTCGTTATCCTTGGTCCGGTAGCCCCATTGCCGAATGGTATTGATGTCCACCCCAAGGAGTCTGGCTGCTTTCTCCAGGTCTTCTTTTTTGCCTTGAGTCACCAGGAGGTTAATAAGGTCTTTGGTGTGGCCTTCCGGGTCCAGTAGAAATTCATCGAAAATCATAAAAAATTCTCCGGCGTGGGGAAAAGGGGCCTCATTTCCCCAAGGCGTGGGGAAAACAAGGCATTTTTCCCCACAGGTTGAGCAAAAAAAATATTGGTAACGATTTCAGATAATTAAGGTGGGTTATTTTTGGGTAGGTTTTGGGCGCCAAGGTGTTTATCTTTTAGCTGTGCTGGGTTTCGAGACTCCTGATCCGTTCAATCTGGTCAGCCTTTTCGGGTTTAAAATCCCGGTAAATTAATTGGCCACCAGATTCGCGGATTATCGCCTCCACCAAATCATCACCGGGAATTTTCCGGCCAGCCATGACATGACAAAGATAGACGGAAGTGGTGCCGACTTTTATGGCAAAATTGCCAAGGGGCTCCTTTGTCTTTTTTAAAAATCCTCTCAAGGGGTGCATGGTTAACCTTTACCAAAATGGTAAGGTTTATGTCAAGGTATATTTTACCTAATTAGTAAATTTACTTCCCCTCCAGGAAAATTTATGTTATTTCTCATGGCGACCGATAGAGAGATTACCAAAGAACTAATCCGGCTAAGGGGATATGGTTCAGGTGAAAAAAACCCCGAATATCAGTTTGCAAAAAATGCTGGCGTTAACCCAACCGTCTTAAACTCCGTTTTGCGCGGTACAAGGAAATCTTATGGCCCCTCCCTAAAAAGACGTATCGCTGAGGAATTAAAAATTCCTTTTCATAAATTTCAATTTCTCATTGAATCAGACGCACCATTGGAAACCATAGAACCCCTATTGGACAGCATTGATCTTGATGATCCAGAATTATGGGAAATTATTCGTTCTACCGTCCAAATCGTTAAACGCAAAAAAGCCAATGATCAGCGTGCCGCCAAGATTTTATCCAGTCTAAAAAACCATTCCAAAGACCTCGCAGAGTCCTTTCTCGATTAATTTTATAGGAATTTTACATAAATTCATTTTAATTTACCTATTCGGTAATTTTTTTATTGACATTATCTTTACCGCCATGGTAAAGAGATAATCAACAAATCACCCCCAGCCAGGAGGAAAAATGGCAGAAGAAAAAACCCCGAAGGAAAAATTAAAGGACCAGGTGGTGGACCTGGTCCGGGAATTCGTTAACCGGGAGGGCGGCTTCAGCCTTTATTCCATCCAACATGCCTTAAGAGAAGCCGAAACCGACTTGCGGTGCCTGAAGGTTACTTTTTCTGATACCTGATGGCGCTGACATTATCGGCAATGTTTGCCAGCTTGTCATCCAATTCATTCAAGAGAATCGGCAAACGCTGGATTGCACAAACTTCAATCTCATCTACACGGGTCCATATGGCGCATTTATTTTCCCGGCATTCTGCATTTAAAAAAGGGCACAACATGGCTTCCCACCTCCTTCTGCTTGGTAGTCTTGGCGGATTCACCTTAGCAGAAAACCGGGCGGGAAGCCATGCGCCACAATACACCACTCCCACCCCCGGCCTTCACGAGCCGAAATAGCCTGTGCCCCAAATGGCAAATAGCAGGCTGGGCAGACGCTGGCCATCAGGGATAATCCGCCACGCCCCCCAAAGGGCAGGAACAGCAAGTTGGCGGATTGGGGAGAAGCAAAGGAGAATTCTTTGATCGGCGATTATCCTGAGTGCACTTCATCCCGACTGTGGCGCTGGCTAGACTCTCCCCCGGGTCTGATTTCCAGCCTAACTTTGTATTCCTTTATTGTGGCCCTGGTGATTGTCTGGGCCTTATGGGGGTAAAGGACTGTATCAAGAGCCGCCCCAAAATTAACCTTTGCGCGAGTCCCTCTGGAGATCCTTATGCCCTGGTCCTGGTTCAGTTTCTTCTTAGGCGCCGGCGTCGGCTGGCTCCTGGGCTTCATTCTCATGGCCCTTCTCACCCGTGCCGCGGTGGATGACGCCGTGGCCGAAGCCCGGGAGCAATGGCTGTTTGCAGCCGAACACGATTACCAGGAATAGCCCATGGCCCTTCCCAAAGGATTAATTAGCCAGATTATTAATTATTCTTTGCGCTTGGCCCGTTTCTGCCAAGCCCCCAGGGTTTTCAAAATTCCCCGTTATTCCGGCGGCCTCAATAAAGAGCAGGAAATGGCCCGCGTCCGGCGCTAAATTGCGCACCACGGCGATAATTACTGGTGCCCCATCTGGGGTAGAAATTTTAAATGGTGATCCTCATGGCCTTTATCCTCCTGGCCTTGATCATCGGCTTCACCGCCGGCACCCTGGCCACAGTCAATCGCCTCCGGGAAAAATTTGAGTTGGTCGGCGAAGCCCTGGAAGCCCTCGGCAAGATGCAGGGCCCCCATGTCCGCCCCGATCTCCGTATCGTGAGCCCTGAGAATTAGCTCCATGCAGACTAATTGCGACCATCTCTTAGCCTGCCGGATGGAAGAAGAATGGAGAATTATTAAAAACTATCCTGATTATGAAATCAACATAAGAGGAATAGTCCGGCGAAAAACCCCCAAAATGGGGACAAAAATAGGCAAATTAATAAAACCTTATAAATGCTTTGGATATTATAAATATCACTTTTGGGTTGACAATAAAATGTATCGCCGATTTTCTCATCAATTAGTTTATGAAACCTTTCTCGGGCCTATTATGCCCGGTTATATCATTCATCATAAAGATGGAAATAAATTAAACAATCATGCTTCTAATCTATTATCAATGCCATGTGGCGATCATGCTAGACATATTAATGCTAAATTGAGTCTTGAAGATATTACATTTATCAGAAAACTATTTCATAGGGGTTATTCAAGGAAAGAATTGAGCTATTTATTCAATATGTCTTATTCTAATATTGTTAATATAATTAATGGCCGAACTTGGATTTATTCTTTATGGGATGAATTTTAATCACCTCTGAGTCTTTGGAGATTCAAAATGAACCCTATCATCTCCTACTTCCTAGTCTTTTCTGCGGGGTTAATCACCGGCGCGGCCCTCATCCTGGCTCCCGCCGCCGTGGCCTATCTCCAAGCCCGCCAGGCCCCGCCCCCGCCCAAGCGCCCCTATAAACGCCGCCCGGCCAACCCCGAGCCGGCCCCTGATCCTGCCGGGCCTGGCAATCCCGCTGCCGGCGCCAAAGTTCCTGCCGGAACCGGCAGCGGGCCAGGCACTCTCGCCTCTCCCGGCGGGCCTCCTTCTTCTCTCCTCTCCCTTGAGGGAGAGGGTTAGGGTGACCCCCATGGCGCCAACCCCCAAACCCATCTATCTCTACGCCGAAGAGGCCAACCGCCACTTGAACGACGCCCTGGAGCGCAACGCCGCCCTGGAAACCGCCCTGAAATTCATGTCCCGGCATACCTGCCTCTACCGGCAGCGTGGTGAATGCTTGATGGACTGCCTGGGGGCCATGATCTGTGACCTCACCGGCCTGCGGCTAGTGAAGAGGGAACCCACCCCATGAATCTCCCCACCGCCTATATCGCCGACCTCAACTTCGTGCAGGAATATCTATCTACATCCCGGGGCCGCCGCCGCACCACCCTAACCCTCCTGGCCTTCGCGGCCACCCTGGCCCTGATCCTGGTGGCGGAGGTATGTCTGGGGTTGATATGAAAATCAAAGCTCTTTCCATCTGGCAACCCTGGGCCTCTCTTATTGCGGTGGGGGCCAAAAAATATGAAACCCGGTCTTGGGGAACCAGTTATCGGGGGTCGCTGCTGATTTGTGCGGCTAAAAATTATTATGGAGCAAGGATGTGTCTTAACGACCCAATTTTTAGAGCCGTTTCATATTGTTTCATCCCTGGTCATTATATAGATTTGCCTTATGGGAAGGCTCTGGCTATCGTGGATTTAATCGAATGTAATCCGGTTGGTTATAATATTTTTGATGACTTGCTTACCCCAAGATTACTGAGTGCCCAGGAAAAACTTTTCGGTGATTTCTCCCGTGGCCGCTATGCCTGGAAACTGGAGAATGTGCGCCAAATTAAACCTTTTATGGTCAAGGGCCGCCAGGGACTCTTCGAGATAGAAGTGCCAGAAGATGCTATCCCTCCACAAGGCTAATATCAACCCCAACCCGGCCCCCATTTACCCCCGGGGGCCGGAACCCTATCTACAAGGAAAACTTAATGAAATACTCTGAATTTTTATCCCAAATTGGCAAAAAAAAAGGGGAAATGCCGTTTAATTTAATCGGGCCGGATGCCCTGGCCGCAGTCCAGAAAAACGGCTACACCCTCCGATTCGTCCGGGAGCAGACCCCGGAGATCGCCCTGGCCGCAGTCCAGAAAGACGGCGACGCCCTCCAATTCGTCCGGGAGCAGACCCCAGAGATCGCCCTGGCC